AAATTTCTGTTTGTAGCAATTTCTCGTGATTTTTTATCACATCAGAAGCTAAATCTTCCATCTTTTTTATCTCCGCCAGATCCAAAACCATTGCTTTTCCATCTGTATTTGACTTAATTTCACAAAAATTAATAATTATATTCCTAGTTTTTCTTTGAGGTTTCGCATTTTCAGAAGCAAATAATTTTCTTAACGATGCCTCGTTAAGCCCTGTATCCTTTGATATTTCGTATGCTGAGTACTTATTTTCTTTAATATATTTTAAAGATTCTTCGAACGTCATTATATTTTTTTTTAAAAAACATTGGTTTTTAATCGGAAAACATCGTATATTTGTTGATGGATTGTTAGTAAATGTACAATAATTAGTGCAAATAATCTAATTAAAAGGCGAATAACTACCTGTATGTAGAATGATTATAAAGAGTCTGTGTCTATCTCTAAAAGTTGTATGGTAATGAAAGTGAATTAGAGATAGGTTACAGTTTTATAAAGAAAATAAAAATTATATAACATGATTACAATTCAAAGAAACTTAGTAGAAATGATGGCTAAAACAAATTTAGCAACAGATTCCAAAACAAAGGAAACATTCAACAAGATAATTTATAATGCTTTTGAAAAAAGTGATACAAATTTAGAAGATACAGTTCTTTTGACTCTAGCGTATAAATATGGTTTAGAATGCTTTGAAGAAATGATGTCAGTTATAGAAACAGAAGAAGACAGACTACCATTTTAAGATATGACTGCACTAGAACAACAAATTATAAACCTTCTACCAACGCTTTCTGTGAAAGCCAAGAATGAGGCACGTTTAATTCTAGGAGTAAAAGCAGTAAAAGTAAAAGCAAACAAAGGACTTGCTATTGAAGATGCAAGAGTAATCCTAAATAAGTTCTTAGAGAAACACTAAAAATTATTGCGTGGATGCGGTTGCCACAAATTTCAATCGTAATTAAAAACAATTTTTTATTATGGGATTCTTAAACAGACCTGAACAAAAGAGTACAAATCCAACTTCTAAATTCATGGAGTGGAAAAGTAACAACAAATCTTTCTCGTACTACGATAAAGAAAACAAGCAAAAAGTAGAAGTAAAACTTCCATTAACTTTTTTAGTGCTTGAAGAGTATCACACTATTAAAGGTTTCTCTGATGCTGACCAAACTGGCATTTATGCAAATGAAATCTTACAAATTAGTGCAGAAGAGTTTGAAGTAAAAACTTTCAAAGGTAGAGTAATTGCGAAAGGTGTTTACTCTGATATCAAAGGAGCAGTAAATGCTGGAGGTGGTAACTATCACAAATCAATTTACGCGGTAACTAAAGAAGGTGACTTAATAAACATCTGTTTTAAGGGAGCAGCGGTTTCTAAGTGGTCTCAATTTACTGAGAAAGGTGCTTGGAAAAGGTTGAAAGACGAATGGGTAACTATTGAAGGTGCAGAAGATCATAAAAAAGGAATGGTTGCTTACTCTACACCAAACTTTAAATTCAACACTTCTTTAAGTGATTATGAATTTAAAATAGTAGAAGCCCAAGCCAAAGAATTAGAAGGGTACATGGATGGATATCTTGCTAAAGATGAAACTACGAAAGTAGAAGAACCAGCTTTAGTTGAGGATAAAATCGAAAATTTACCTTTCTAATGAGTAAGGAAATCTTTTATGAGATGCGTGAGCAAGAGGTTGCGCATCTCTTAACAGAAGTAGAAGAGGGCAACATTGCTGCTCTCTCTACTTATGGAAACCTAAAGAAGTGCCAAGCACTTTACTCAGAAGCTATAAAGCAAATTGAAGAAATAGCTTTCAATGAAGCTGATCTGTATTCCGAAAAAACTTTTAAAGATTCTGGATTCGTATTTGAAAAAAGAAACGGTGGTATTCGGTATTCTTTTAAACATATTGAAGAGTGGATAGATTTAGATAACCAGAAGAAAGAAGTAGAAGCGAGAAGCAAACAAGCCTATTTATCTATGCAAAGGAATTTACTTGTAGGAACAGAGGATGGTGAAGAAGTTGAAGTTCCAAAAGTAAGTTATACAAAAAGTTCTTTAATCGTAAAATAAAAATACTATGGAATTTACAAGAGAATCACAATTAAGACTGGCTGCGGAACATGCAGAAAACAAATCAACTAGGGAACTATTATCTTTTTTTCAAGGGATGCAAGTAATAATTTCTTTAATAGAAGAAGATAAAAAATAAAATATTATGGTATTCACAAGAAAAGCACAACACAGAATTATAGAAAAGTGGGATACATTAGATAAATCATCTAAAGAGTATATAGCATTCATAGAAGGAATGGAAGCAGTTTTTGTTTTTATGGAAAAGTATAAAAAAGATGAAGCAGATTTTTACGCTAATAGACTTGTATAATGGAGGCATTCGATAACCAATTACACGAACACTTGAAAGATAGTGAGTACGAAGGAGAATGTGAGGAGTGCCAAACTCCTATTGATACATCATATGGATATTGCAGCAGAACTTGTTATAAAGAATCTTTAACATGAGTAAAGTAGAAAAAATGCAGAATTTTTTGGATTGGTTCAAGGAACTACGATCTATCCATATTATCACAAATGAAGAGTTTTTAAACATACTCAATAAGATGTAAAACGCAACACTTCAACACTTTTTTGTGCAAACTAGATTTATTTAAAAAAATAAAAATAAAAAATAAAAAGTTTTTCATATTTTTTTTTAAAGTGTTGCAAGTGTTGTTGAGAGGTAAAAACCTAATAAACATAAGGGTTTGTTAACGCAACACTTTATAAAATAAAGTGTACTAACGCAACGGTAAAGTGTTGCAAAATAATAATAAAATGACAATCACGCTTTTTAAGAACATAAAAGAAACCAATACACCCTATCATCTAAATATTGATGATGTGTTGTTACGGATTAAAAATGGGGATTCTAAAGAGAAGGTTTCAGCTATACGAAATGAAAAGGAAAAGCAAAAAAGACAAGAACTAAAAAAGAATTTACCTTCCATCTGCTTCTCTGGAACTTTTAGAGAACGTTCAGCAAAGAAGATAATTAAACATTCTGGATTGGTTTGTTTAGATTTTGATGATTTTAAAAATAACCAAGATTTATTAGACTTTAAAGATAGTTTCTTACAAGATAAATTTGTATATTGTTGCTTTATATCTCCTTCTGGCAATGGCTTAAAAGTGTTGGTTAAAATACCAGCTGAAACTCATAACCATAAGAAATACTTTGATGCTCTAAAAGAGTATTTTAATACCTCACACTTCGATATATCTGGAAGTGATGTTAGTAGGGTATGCTATGAATCTTTTGATCCTAATATTTATGTAAATAAAGACTCTGAGGTTTTTAAAGAAATCATAGATACTAAAGAATATTTACACCATGATACAGATTCTTTTAAAGTTCCTCTAAAAGAGAAGGGAGAAATTATAAAGAGATTAGACAAATGGTTTGATAAAAACTTTGGTAATGTATCTGGAGAAAGAAACTCTAATACATTCAAATTAGCTTGTGCCTTTTCTGAATTTGGTGTTGACCAATATGGATGTGAATCTCACTTCAATAAGTTTATAGAGGAAGACTTTACTAAGAAAGAAATCCAAAGAACTATTCAATCAGCTTATAAGAAAACCAAATCTACATTTGATACCAAGTACTTTGAGGATAACCAGATCACAGACTATGTAAATAGACAGTATTTATCTGGAGTATCAGAAGAGAAGTTAACTAAAGAACTTGTTGGTCGTGGTTATGATGAAAGCGATATTGATACTGTAATCACAGAGGCTAAAGAGAATGAGTCTATTGATATCTTTTGGTCTATCTCTTCAAAAGGAAAGGTTACTATCATCTCTAAAAAACTTAAAGACTATTTAAGGCAGAAAGGATATTATAAATTCTACCCAGAAGGCTCTGAGTCTTTTGTATTTGTAAAGGTTGAATCTAACTTAATAGACTTCACAACAGAGGACAAAATCAAAAGCACATTATTAAAGGAGTTGGAAGAATCTAAACAGTCTGAGGTTTATGAGTTCTTGGCAGTTAACACAAGATACTTTAAAGAAGACTATTTAAACATTTTAGATGCTATCTCGGTATCTATGAAGCAAGATACTAGAGAAGCAGCGTACTGCTATTATAGGAATTGCATTGTAGAAGTTACAGAGAAAGGATTAGATACTATTAAGTACATTGATTTAGATGGTTATGTATGGAAAGATAGTGTAATAGATAGAGACTTCTCTATCTCAGACAACCACACAAACGATTACCAAACTTTTATTCGTAGAATCTCTGGAGACAATGAGAACAATGTACTAAGTTTTGAAACTACTATTGGTTACTTGATGCATGGTTTTAAAAACAAAGGATATTCTCCAGCAGTAATTTTAAACGATGAAGTAATCTCAGAGAATCCAGAAGGAGGAACAGGGAAAGGAATCATTGTCGATGCTTTAAAAAACTTAAAGAAGGTAGTTATTTTGGATGGGAAATCCTTTGACAAAAACAAATCATTTGCCTATCAGGTAGTAACAACATCAACACAAGTTTTAGTATTTGATGATGTAAAGAAGAAGTTTGATTTTGAAGGATTGTTCTCTTTAATTACAGAGGGTATCACACTTGAAAAGAAAAACAGAGATGCTATCAAATTAGACTTCTACCAATCTCCAAAGATTGTTATTACAACCAACTATGCAATCAATGGATCTGGAAACTCACACGAAAGGAGAAAGTGGGAACTTGAATTAGCACAACACTACAACGCAAAGAATACTCCATTTGATGAATTTGGTAAAATGCTATTGGATGACTTCTCAGTTGATGAATGGTTGCGATTTGATAACTATATGATTTCAAACTTACAGAAGTTTTTAAAGCTAGGCTTTGCTACTCCAGAACTAAAGAATTTGAAAACAAGAAAGTTTATTACATCAACTTCTTTTGAGTTTCACGAATGGGCAGAAGATGACCATAACACATCCATAAGAAAATCAAGAGTATCCAAAGCAGAGTTGTTTGAAGACTTCATAGAAGAGTACACAGACTATAAGAAATGGCTCAGAAAGAAAACCTTTCAGAATTGGCTCAAACAATACGCAAAGTATAAAGATATAAACTACGAAGAAGGAAATACTAATGGCACAAGATGGTGCGATTTAGGTTTCAAAGAAAAAGAATTAGAATTAGAAGATATACCATTTTAAGATATGATAGAGACAAACCCTGAAGTAATAGCAAAAGCAGTAATTAAATTAAGTGGATTAAATGTATTTAAAAACAGTAGACAAAGAAAGTATGTAGAAATGAGAGCCTTACTTAGTTATATGCTTCGGGAGGATTTATATATGGGGTGGAGTAGAATATCTCAGTTTTACCAAGACAACGGAAAGTCAATGAATCACGCTACTGTAATACATGCAGTAAAAAACTATCCTGTTTACAGGAAGCACAATAAGCAACTTCAAAAACTTGAAGGATGTTTTAATTTCTCACAAGAAATATCAGAAGAGAATATAAATACAACACTAAATCTTCAAAACAACTACGAAAAATTACAGTACGAACATGTAAAACTTCAAAAGGATTTGGAGTCTCCTCTTATTAGTTTAATGTATGGCATACCCGAAAATAAATGGTCTGAGGTTATCGAAAGAATAGGTATGCTAAAAAAGAGCTGGGAATGGAAAAGTAATGATAAATGTTTAGTTGTTCAAAGCACTTACTAAGATGAAGATACTAAACTTATATGCTTGTCTAGGTGGTAACAGATACAAGTGGAACGAAGTAAAAGAAGATATAGAAGTTACTGCGGTAGAATTAGACC